GTCCGCGCGGCTGCTCTCATATTCCAACAACGTCAGGTCGGGCCTGAGCCGCATCGCTCGTGCCATCCATCAGTTTACAAAGTACCTGCAGCTTGTCGACATCGCTGAAGTGCGGGGCACGGACTTGCAACGTCTAGCTCAGTACGAGGCGATGGAGCGGCTGTCACGCGATCGTGATTGGTTCTGGTTTGTCTGGGTTGTAGCCATGATGCTGCGGCTTATTCTCGGACCAGTGGTTGAGGAGTTGTTGAAGCGCACCGGTCATCTTTTACCAAGCGCACCAGTAGATGCGGTAACAACAATGACGCTTAGTGTCATCAACTGGGTGGACGTAGTCCCCGTGTTGGCATTATGCGCCATTGAGGTGATTCATCACAGTGCAGGTAGGCGCTTCATTTCTCTGTGCGGAGAATTCATCGTCCGCGCGTTCTTCCACTTTATACTCTCGCAGTGGCCATTGCAAGTGGCGTGTTTGGTACACATAGCTTGGAATGCTCTAGCTCTTTTCTCCCATGTGAACTTCCTAACGAGCAAGGCTTGGATGCTTGACATATGGCATGTTGTGGCCTTTAAACGGGCGCAGTTACACAACATCGACATGTTGAGCGATGCCAGCATGGTTCGTTTGGATGTTTGCATGGGCGAGCAACCAATGAAGGCCGTGGAGACACAGGCGGCCTATCGGGTGCGTAGAGGTGAACCGCATTGTCAACCGAAGCGGGCACTTTTCGGGAGTTGGGGTATAAAGGGTTTTGTTGGCACAGTGTTTCGTGCCTGTCACCACAATGAAACTTGCTCGATGAATGGACGTGTGGGGAAGAAGCTTCCAGCCCACAGCAGTCCGGCCGTAACAAAGAAAATTCGGTCAAACTGGAAGCAACTTGCGCGCGAAATAATGCCTTTTTTCGACTCCAACATCCGTAGGGTGTATCGACCTATAGAATTTGAGGAGTGGGCAGCATCCTTCCCACCGGATCGCCGGGATGCACTGCTACGCGTACGCAAGGAAGTTAATGACATGCCGCTTCGACACACGCGCATGGGTGACGGATTGGTAGCATCGTCCTTCATTAAGAAAGAAGTAGCAGTAAAGTACGTAGGTGATCAGGTCTTCAAGGACCCACGCTTCATCCAAGGGTGCCCTCTTGAGTTGAGCTGCGCGTGCGGGCCCTACTTACGGCCATGGACTAAGCATGTTCGCAATGGCTTACGTCCAAAAGAATACGTCGAAGCGGAAATCCGGCGTGGATTGCAGGTTGTATATACGTGCGGTATGACCAGCCAAGAAATAGGGGCAGAATTTGGGAAAGCGTTGGAGTTTGTAGAAAGAACGATGGAGCATGGAGATCAAGTCGTCATTCTTGAGGATGACCAGAGCCGATTTGATCTGCATTTGCTTGAGGGACCGTTCCGCTTTCTTCAGCAGTTATACAAGAAGAAGCTGCCTCGCAGGGTTGCTTCTCTTCTGAAACGCGGGTTATCGCAGGGTCGTACGGACCTTGGTACTAAGTATTCCGTGCCGTTCACTATGCAGTCGGGTTGGCCTGATACGTCAATCGCAGACACTTTAGTGAATGCTGCAATGAAGTATTCTATCCATGGAATTGGACGCCTATGGGTATCGATAATCTGCGGGGATGATAGTGTGACTGTGACAACGCAACACGAAATCGAGCGTTGCGGTGGGTTGAGCGGTATTGTGGCAAAGTATGCCAGCTATGGAATGGAGGTTGAGGCCTCCGTTACAGCTGACC